TGTAGCGGCGGCGGTAACCGCTATAACTGTTTTACGGTCCTCTGTGTCAATGCGTGACCCTACAGCTACATAGTTAGCGTAATCGTCGCTACTAAACACATTGACCTGCGCCTCAAAAGTTAAACGTACGGTTTCTGGTGCTTCTTGTACTGCCTGTACTACCTGTTGCCTAGCTTCACTAGGTAGTTCTTCATAGCCTGTATTTTCGGTTAGCGTGATTATTTCTTCTTCTGTTATTTCTTCATTAAAGATTTCTTCTAGGTCTTCTACTATTTCGATGTCTATGTCTTCGTCGTCTATAAGTTCTTCTAGTATTTCTATTTCTTCTGTGTCTAGTTCTTCTAGTTCCTCGTCAGTAAATACGTCCAAAATGTCATAGCCGTCTTCTATAGTGTCTTCTAATGTCTCCACTTCTAATTGTTCTATCGGCTCTACTGGGTCTGTCTCTGTGTCTTGCGAGTCATCAAATCTATCAAATCTTAAAACATCGTCATCGTCTATATCTTGAAAATCTGGTATTTGATCGTCTTCTACAAGTTCTTCCACTGTTGGTAACGGAGCTACAGAAGCAGGTGGTGTCGGTTCTGTTAGAAGATTATCGGGCGGAACCCAGTCGTCAGGAAACGGACTAAACACGGGCGGCGGTGTCGGCGTAGGTATGGGTGTCGGTATAGGCGTGGGTATAGGCGTGGGTATAGGCGTGGGTATAGGCGTGGGTATAGGCGTCGGCTCGGGCGTCGGCTCGGGTGTAGGCTCGGGTGTAGGCTCGGGTGTAGGCTCGGGTGTGGGTTCAGGTGTGGGTTCAGGTGTGGGTTCAGGTGTAGGTATGGGTTCAGGTGTAGGCGTAGGTGTTGGCTGTGGCGCTACCTGCAACGAAACGCCCACAACGTCCAACGTGTATACACCGTAAAAATTTTCGTATACGTTAGCGTTCAGTCGATAACTACCTGCTTGTAACGTTGCTTGTATGTAACTGTCCCAGCAGAAGTTGTCTACGCCGTCGTTAAAAGGTGCGCTGTCGTCGTCTTCTGCTATTACGTTGTCTTGATCATCAAAAATGTACAAATATGGGTCTGCGTAGATGCTGTCAGGGTCATGCGTTGGACATGTAAGGCTTGTATGTGTCGTAAACGTTACGGTTGTTTCAATTTCTATTGTAAAGGTTAGGTCTACGCCGTTACCGTCCGTTACGCTTATGTTGCAAACCAGTTCGTCGTTTTCGTTTGTGTTGCATGTCGCCGTGTTAGCTTGTGCCGGTGCTACCCATGCAAGCAACAATGTAGCAACTAGACCACATCGTGCCAGTACGTAGAAGGGTCTAGCCCTCTTCACCGCTGATAGTAGCCGATAATGATGTGGTTTTGTCCCGTACCAGTGAGCATGTGTCGTTGCCTGTAAAGCGTGCCGCAAAGTAGCCTTTTAACATGCTGAGTACGGCGGCGCCGCCAGCGCCTAGCACTAGTTTCCATTCGCTTACGCCCATGTCTACAATCTGATCTACGCCGATCATGCCTACAGTTGCCTGTACAAATGTGCTTATGACCCGTTCTAGTAAATCTTTAATATCAATCGCCATATAATGCCTTCCATGTGTTTTTGCCGCATAGCCCGTCAACGACTAGACCGCTTCTTAGTTGGTATTTCTTTAATGCGCCTATGGTTTGCGGTCCTGCTATACCGTCCACTGTGAGTTTAAAGCCGTTTTTGTTTAGTTGTGTTTGCATCATTTTAACGTGAGCGCCCCTACTGCCCTGCTTTACTAAGCGTGTTGTTTTTGCTGGCTTTTTCGGCGCTGGTTTTGTTTTTGCTTGTACTACTTTCGTGCCAGTGCGGTGTTGCCTTACCCATTCCATCATGTATTTTTCAGGGCAACTGGTGCTAGCTAATTCTTGATGCCCTTTAAGCCATAATTTGTTGCTATACCGTTTCTGTATGTCAGCTACCAGCCATTCAAATGCTTTGATTGTGGCTTCTGGTATTGGTTGTGTGCCGTCTCCGGTGTAGCAAATGCTTTCTGTTCGGCTGTTGTATGGGCGGGTTGCCGCTGATACGACGCCTGCGCCCCTACCCTCATATATGACGCCTTCTTCGTCTATTAGCCAGTTGTATGCTATGGCGTTCCACCCGTTAGCGTCCATGTGGTGACGTTCAAATGCTTTAACCGCTGTGAGACCTTTGGGTCCGTTTTTGACGCCTGAATGATGCACAGCGATACCTACAACACGCTTCTTGTTAAGGTAACTAAAGGCTTTTTTTGGTCCTCTACTGCCCCACTGTTTGCGTGTAAGAATGCTACTCATGACGGCTGATCTGGAAAGTTAGCGGTGTCTGCTGGTGTCCATGACGCCGGAAAGTCTCTTAATGCTTGTCGATATGTAGCCCATTCTTGTTTCTTGCTGTCACTTAGTGGGCTGTCTGACATTTGTGTCCAATCAGATTGTCTAAGCAGATCGTCTCGCCATGCGCGCATTTGCTTGGTGTAGTAGGCGTTTTCGTTGCCTTCTGGTGCAAGTATTGTGTCTAGTCCTATGCTATGCGGCACGATAGCTCCCAGCCATATAAAGTACGCCGCTACTTTTAGTCCATGTCTCAGGTAGTGTTTCTCTTACAGATATTACTTGCACGCTTGTATAGTTTTGCATGTAATACGGCACAATTCTGTTTGTGCTTTGTACGCCTATAACTTGCACTGGGTATATTGTGCTGGCTTGTGGTCGTACCCAACCGTTGCCAAGCCCAACAAAATTTAAAGCACCGCCGTAGTTAACAGGCATACTGAATTGCATACTTGTACTACTAAATGACGTGTCACTAGCACTTAAAAATTCTATTTCAAAGTGTACAAATTCGTTTACCTGAACGTAGTGAGCGTTAACAGTTCCACTACCTAGCGTTATGTTCGTTAGTGTTGGCGTCCAACTTTCGTAGTCGCCTATAGCGTTTAGCTGTGCCGAAGTGAGAACGGCGCCGCTAGAGAATGGAAACGGAGAAGTCATGCGTCTACCCTACCCTAAATGTGTCTAAAAGTCCGATATCTGTATTATCTAGCTTAAGGCTTTGGTTATCTATAGCGCTTACCAAATCAAACGTTATTTTTGTATCTAACGGCGTTGCATCTATCTGACGACCAACAATGACACACTTATACGTTTTTGCGCTACTACCGCCCGTAGGTGTCAGCGTTACTTCTGCATACGTCCATAAACAATCGTCTCCGCTCAACAAATCAGTAAAGTTAGTGTTTTGTGTGCCAGTGTCTATGTGTGGTTCTATGGCGGCTAGTGACGTCGTTATCTGTTGCGTCACAAAACTTACGGTGTCGTAACGTGTTGTCCACCAGTCCGCTACATTTGTTTTGGCTGTTTGTGACGGCGTAGCCTGCGGCAATATGACGTTTAGATAGTTTACTGAGCGCACGCCTAGACCTTGTTGGCTTGTTGTGTTGTTGCTTACTACTGCGTCACCGCTAGCGCCTTGATCTTGTACTGTTGCCTGATTGCTTACTTCTGCGCTGTTAAATTGTGTCGAAGCAAACATAATTGGGTACACGCCTGCGCTACCGTTTTCGTTAAAAACATATTTCTTAAATTTGTCGTTGCCGCCTACAGTTTCCCTTGTCAGCTTACGATTAATGTAGAAAGCGTTAAAATCAAACTTTGTACTAGCACCAGACCCTGAAGTACTTACATTAGCCGGAAACGCTATCGATGGACCTGTCGGTAGCACTTGGTTGTTGATGTAATCGCGTGCGCTTCCGCTTTCTAGGTTTTGTAGTTTGCCTGTGTAGCCTATGTCCCTATCTACTGCTGGGGATGCTACGGTTATATCATTGTTGCCACGTTCAATAGTCATTTGAGAATCAGCAGCGGCGGCGAAACGTGGAAACGCTACCGCTGTTATTGAGTCACCACCGCTACTATACCCGTTTACTATGTCTAGCATTATTTCGTCTAATGAATCATAAACCGCACTGCTTAGGCTTATGTTTGTTACTTGGTCGCGTGCCGCGTAGATAAACGGGTCGGCAAGTGTCAGTATTGCTACTGATCTGGTGCCGTCATCGTCGAAACGTATGTCTGTGCATACCATGAAACATACGTCGCTTTCTAGTGTGCTACCGCCTAGCGTGCTTTGTACCTTGAATTTGTATACGGCGTTAAACCAGTCATAGTTTTGTAAGCTACCACCGCCACTCGGTGTGAGGGCGTTGTCTTGGTTGTCTAGTTGTAGTTGCCCGTGACTAGTGCCGAATCTGCCTACTTGTGCCTGCTGGCGTATGCTTAACCCTTGTGTGCGTGTTGTGAAGTTCTCGAATACGACGCTACCGCTGTCTATGGTCATGCCTTGAATGACCCACGCTGTTGTTACTGTCATCGCCTAACCGTGTTGCTTACTGGTAGTTGTAGGTTGCCTTGCTGCCGTGTGTATTGTTCTAACGCTCGTACAATGTCTTCGCCGTTTGACCCTACTGGCATGTTTATAGTTATGTTGCCGCCCATTGCACCCATTTTAGATAACGGTATAACGGCTTCTGGTCCTGCTTCACCGATCATAGCAATAGTAGCGGATGTGACAATGCCGCCGTCAGCTAATTTAGGTAGGTTTGGCATATCAAAACCTTTACCACCTAATTTTGGCACCCAACTAGGCACCTTAAAGCTAAATTTACCTATGCTGTTGTTCCATAGATCCGCTAACGTGTTGTATACGCTCTTAAATGTGTTTACTACTGCATCTAATGCGCTACTTACTAGACCAGCGGTAAGGTTGATAGGTTTCATCATTGCGTCTAATATCTTGTTGCCAAATGCGCCTGCCTGATCTAACGCGTATGTACCCATATTTGCAAAGCCACGACCTATAGCGCCGCCAACTTGAGCGATAATACTGCCTATGCCTTCTAGCACGGCTTGACCAAATGACAACAACGCCGGTACTAGATGTGACGCCAGTTTCAGACCGGCTTCGACTATTTTAGGTAATGCCTTAGTGACTATAAATGTAACAATGGTTTTAATAATGTCCGGTAGTTTAACGAGTAGTTTTTTGGTTAGTGGCGTTATCCATTCAATGAATTTAGCGGCTAACTGTCCTACTTTGTCTGCGATAAATGGCAGTTTTTGTAATATAAAGTTGCCTGCGGCTTGCATAAATTCTAGAAGTCTTGACAGCATCGGGCGTATTTTTGGTCTAATCCAATCAACGAATTTATTTGCTAGTTTTGCTATTTCTTTGCCTGCTCTCTTACTAAGGGTAACTACCGCTTTTTTTATGATCGGCGCTAACTTGACAAGTTGCTTGCCTAGCATTTTTATAACGCCTTTAAAGCCTTTTTCGCCGTACACTTGCGCTATTTTCTCACCAAACGTTATTAATTTGCCTACTAGCCTGCTTACTTTCTCCGCTATAGGTATGAGTACACGCCCTAGCTGTATGCCTAAGTCTTTGAACCGTGCCTTCATAATACGGCTTTGGTTAGCTAAACCGCCACTAGTTCTAGCAAAGTCACCTAATGCGCCCTGTTCGCCTAACTTCTCCAAGATAAGCGCTTGACGTGCCATAATCTTGTTGCCTTCGCTTATCTCACCGTTAGCGTCACCCAGACCCATTTCTAACGCTTTAGCTTCGACCATAGCGGCATTGAGTAGTACGCCTATGCTTTGTAGCGGTTCGTTACTGCCTCGTAGACCGGCTTGTAGTTTCTCTAATGCTTCTTCTGGGCGTAGGTTGTTAAATGATGCTACGTCAGCAGATACCGTTACGAGTTCATCTGCGAATTCTGCGAGTAGGTCACCGTTCAGCCCAGCGGCTTTACCGAATACACCGAAACTGCTGGCGGCTTCTAAGTATTCGCTTTGTGCCATACCTACGCTAGTTGCGCTGGTTTTAGCCCAGTTTTCTATGCCTACGGCGGCGTCACCAAAGATCTGTTGTGCTTTACTTAGTGATTCTTCAAAGTCTACGGCTAGGTCTACTGCTTTGGCGCCTATCCCTACAAAAGCGGCGCCTGTCGCTATGCTTATTTGCCCTACTTTTTTGCTAAAATCTGCGAGTTGTCCGCCTGCTTTGCCTAACGCTTTACGAAACTTTTTTGTGTCGCCTGCTATGAGTACGTTTATTACTGAGCTACTGCGCGCCTTTGCCATTATTCTGCCTGCACGTTTCTAGTGTAACGCAAACCCTTTTTTATAATGTTTTGTAGGTTCTCGTCGTACATGTCAAATACTGTTCTAGCTTCATCTTCTAACGCTTGGTAAAGAAACGGTTGTGGCTGTTGCCCACGTCGAAACATGCGGTTAGGCGTACCAAAATGTGTAACACCTGCGTAATTACCTATGCGTTTGTACCCTGCCCGCACCCTACTAGCGGTTTTTGTACCTGACGGTCTAATACTGTCACTTAAACGCCCTGTTTTGACTGGTGCTAACTGTTTCGCCCTGTTCGCTACTACTTGCGCCATATCGAAATGAATGTCTTTTAGGCTTTCTACGCCGTGTTCTATTTCTTGCAAAGCACGTCGCAGTTGCCTTCCGCCGTCTATTGTGACTGCTGGTCTTCTGCTCGGTCCTTTTGCCATGTTACCTTTTTCGCTTGTTTGCTCTTTCTGTTTCTTTCACGATGTCGTTGTGCGCCATTGTCAACGCTCGTAACTCGTAAGGGTCGCATTCTAAAAGCTGTGTATAAGGTTGTTTAGTAATGAGCGCTAACCGAGCGATTGTATATGCTGTGGTTCGCTTGTTAAAAAATCGGTTTCACCGTCTACAAGCGTTATGTCTTGCACCTCAGAAACCCACTCGTCAAACAACTTAACTACCCTGCCGCTTTCGCGTGTAGCGGTCCAAGCAAGCCAACAAATATGTTCAATACTTGGGTCGTTACTAAAAGCGCCTGCAAGTGTTGTCTTAAACTCGCGTTCAAATGCTATTGCTGTCTTAAGGCTTATTGACACTGTGTACGCATCGCCTTCCGGCGGTTGTACCTGTAGCCTAATGTCTGAACCTAGCATCGTACTAGCTCGTTGCCTTCGTTATTGCGCCAGCAATTTGCCAAGACACACTATGCGTTGCCAATTCGCCGATTGAACCGTTAAGCGTATCCCACTCTGTCACTATCACGTTAAATGTGTAAGACGGGTTTGTAGCGCTAACGCTACCGCTTGCCGGTTTCACAACTACCGCAGTAGATGTACCAACTAACGGGTATATTGTTGCTTCTGTCTTAGACGCCGCAAAATCAGCGTTAAAGTCAATGTCAATAGTGCCGTTTGTCAATCCGCCTATGAATGTACGCGCACTGTCTCCCATAGCGGTTGTTTCTAAGCTGTCTGCGCTTTGCGACAACGTTACGCTAGTTACGTAACTGCTTAAATCAACGCTATTAATGGTAACGCTTGCGTCGTTTAGCTGAAATTCTGCCATTGTTTACTTATCCTTTTTTGTTGTAGGGTTTGTTTCTTTTAAATGTCCGCCCTGTATTAGGGCTTCTATGTTTGCGCCTGCTAACTGCTTTGCTGTTACGCTGTCGCCTTTTTCGTGTCCACTAAGGTTGTCACTGGTCACTTCGTATTTGCTCATGCTAATATCTCCAAATCTAACTGTACGCCTAAGAATACCGCATCTGCGAAGGTTATGGGTCCATAGTTGCGTGCATTCGTAACGGTAACGCTTTTTGCTTCGCCGCCTAATGTCTGATCTGCTTCTAACGCTGTCGGCACCGTTACTAGGTAATCGTTAAGTGTTTCTTGGTTTGCTGTGCTTTCGAAACGTTGCGCCGCTATAACAATATCAAACCGGCACGTTGCCAAGCCTGCGGCTACTGTCCCCATAGCTTCATGAAACGTGATTGCATTGTTACTGGGCACGACAATAGCGCAGGGTGGTGTAAGAAAATCTGGTACGAAGTCATAGACGGTAACAAATGCTTGTGGACTGCTGACGGCTTCTAACCGTGTCTTAATGCCTGCCCTGATATTGTCGTAATCCACGACTACGCCGCCGCCGGTAGTTTCAACCCTCTAAGCAACGCTATAACTTCTGGGTCCGTCCTCGAAATACGAACAAAGCCGACGTCTACGCTACCAGCCTGAAAGCCTAACGGACTGCTACGCCGCTGATACAAGCGTGCCGCTATCACTAACGCGCATTGCTTCACCTGATCTGGTACTT